GGCGTAGAAGTTGCGTTAAATAAATAATTAGTCAAAGGTGGCTGGTTATAGATACCAGTATTGTTAGCCGAAACAGCACCAGCAGGTTCATTCAAAGGATAGTAATACAAAGCAGGGCTAGAATCCTGCAACACTAACGACTGGTAAAAGTTAGACAAACTCACCTGCGACAAAGAAGCAACCGCATCAGTAGCGACAAGGTTTGCTTCACCACGGTTAGGTGCTTGATAACTTTGTGGATAGCGTTCAACGAAACCGTTAAACAAACTGTAAACAGTTGAACCAGTTGTAGTGTTCGTAGTCGCACTTGATCCAAACTCAACCTGCACATCATCCACCAACAAAGCGTTAGCAGTGCTTTTCACATTGACAGTAATTTTAGGTGCGCTAGTTAATGCAGTAACACTATACCTAGTCCACGTAGTGTTAGCGGTGAAAGAAGTTGTAGCAGTTGGCGCAGTTGTGGCGTTAATGAAACCGCCACCATAAATGCTAATAGCACCCGTTGAAGTGCCACTACTGCTACGCACCCAAATACTAAACGTCACAGTCTTGTTAGCAACACACGGCACATCAAGGAACGTAGAAATAGTAGGCGAAAGTTGCAACGAATAAGAACCCGAATGTGGCGCAGGTGAAGATACCACACTTAAACCACCAGTAAACACATACCAGTTACCAACAGAACCCAAATCAAAATTGGAATCATTAGCACCCACGCTGATACGTGAACTGTTAGAACCCACCGGCGCAAGGTTAGTGTCATTCAAAATGTTACCCGTAGTCGGATAAGCGCACGTCACCTGCATGGGTTTGAACGGCAACAAGTTAGGATAAAACGCACCAGAAGTATTACTAGGGTCAAACAAAGAATCACTATTGTTTACTTTTAATTGACACTCACCGGCTTCAATGCGCCCCAACTCATACGTGCGCCCACGCCTAGTCGTAAACGAATACGCACGATCACCAATGCTAGTAGCAAGTGAAGTTGGTGCAGGTGTAGACGGTGTAACAGAATTAGATTTAGTGTTCGCTAACTCATACCATGCACTATTTGGTTTAACTTCTGGTGATAGCGTCACGCCCACTAAGGGGATATCTCTAGCCAATGGTACTGCCCGACCTTGCTAAACCATTAGACACATTACGGCGGTCATTCAACAGTGAATGTTTTTGCACCACCCTAAACACAGTCTGACCATCAATAATTACAGGCACTTCAATAAACGAACCCTGTTGCGCAGACGTGACACCAGCCGTGCGCACCTGCGCCGCAAGCCACGAATTAGAAGCAGTGGTAGTGGCGTTCAATAAAGCATGCTGACGGTTCAACGCTGCAACAGCATTAGTGTTGTCTTTCGTGTTCTGTGTGCTTTTCTCAATCAACCTATTCATGGTCATTTGTGCTTTAGCCTGATCGTTCAATAATTTATTCAAGTTGGCAACAGCGGCAGCGTGTGCATCAGTGCCACGGGTTTTCTTTTCTTCAGCCATAGCCGCAGTAATAAGCGGTGACAAAGTTTTAAGATACGCTTTCGCAACTTTCATACGACCAGTGGTGGTGATTTCTTTACTGTAATCCAAATCATATTGGCGTGTAGCACTGATAGCACTTTGACCAATTTTTTTAATACTTGCTTCATGTTGTTTCACAAACTTTTTGGCACGGTCAGAAGCAGCCTTAGCCCTAGCATCAGCAACTTCTTGTTGCCCTGCATCAGTCTTATTAAACACACCCTGCAATGCTTTCAACGCATTTTTTCCACCAGCAATAATGTTTGTGTATTCTTTCTTCCAATCGGCTGAACCCATAACCGCTTGAATTAAACCTGCTGAAGCACCCATCCTGCGTAGTCGGCGTTCTGCTATGGCTTTAGCAACTTGTTCTGCTAGCGACTGTGCCAATGTTTGTGCAGGGTTTTGCGCTTGACCACCAAACGGATCGTATCCGCCATCAGGTTTTGATTTTGGTTTCTTTTTTGCCGCTTCTGCCGCAACACGTGCCGCATAAGCACCATCTGCCCGTTGCGCCGCACGCCTACCTGGACTGGTGATACCTTTGCCAGCATTAGGGTCTTGTTCAGGTGGTGGTGCTTGATCACCAGAAGTTGCTGCATAAATACCCATTAAAGCAACACCGCCAACAGCCAACGCCGCAGCACCAGCCGCAATGTTTGCGCCCCAAGTAGCAAAAGACTCTGCAATAGCAGCCGCCGCTTCAGCCGCCGCAACACCAAGCCAAGACTCCTTCAGCGCAACCAATGCAGTTTTCAACAAACCAAACGCAGTAATCACAGTATTAACATAAGTAATAATTTTTGTTGCAACAAACACAATACCTAAAGCAGTACCAACGGCAAGAATCCAGTAACGGAAATCTTTAACCCACTTAATAGCACCCCTAAGAGTTTCACCCCACTTATATGCAGAATCCCTAGTTTTGCCTAAAGCACCGCCCAAACTATCTTTACCAGTCAAACCATTAACAAAATGTTGAATCCACGGCACAACATTTTTTTGGATGTAATTAACCATGCCAATCAATGTAGGCATCAATGCACGACCAATAGCAATCTGCGCACCTTCAAGAGAAGCCTTTAATTCTCTCTGCTTCAATGTGTAATCTTTAACGGCTTTCAAATCTTTACCAGACATGGTTAAACCAAGTTTGTCAGACTCACGATAAAGGTCAGCCAAACCTTCTTTACCCTTAGCCAAAACAGGTAACATGTTCAAACCGCTACGACCAAACGCAGCCACCGCCAACGCAGTCCGATTAACACCTGCTGGCATGTTACTGAAACGATCAGCCAAATTTTGCATAATTGTAGTCATAGGCAAAATGTTGCCCTGATTATCCCTATACGTGATACCTAATTGTTTAGCAGCATCATCATTCTTAGCCAAATGGGTAGACAACATTTTGAAACCCATAATTAACTGGTCATTAGATACACCTAATTCTTCACCAGCGAAACGCAAACGTGAAGCATCTTCAGCACTACCGCCAATGACACGTTGCATCTTACGGACTTCAGTACCGACTTCTTTGAACTTGTTAATAGTTTCGCCGGCAAACTTAAACACTTCACCAGCAACTTTTTGAAACACACTAGCCATGACAGCACCAGCAGCCACCATCTTTGCTGACATGTCCTTGCCAGCATGACCAGTTTCTTTAGTCTTGGTTTGAAGTTTTTTCAGATCCCCTTCAATCGTTTTAATAGACTGTTGGATACCTTCTATATTGCCTTTGAATTCAATATAGACTGGTGGTACATCACTAGCCACAACAGCAACCTAACGGTAGGGGATGTTTACAATTTTACCTTTTATGTAGTGCCGTTTTCTACTTCAGAAAAAAGGTTATGCAAATTCAACATCCAGTCAAGCCAAATAGCCGGCTGTTCATCAATCTGGTTTTTAGTCCAACCAAAGTTTTTAGCCAACATGTAGTCACGCAATTCTTCAGGTAGTGGGTAGCGATCATCCGCTTTACCACCCTTTAAGATGTAGCGGATTCGTTCAAGTTGTCTGTATCTGCTTTTGGGTCAATGTCCACCCCGAAATCAGGAATCAAAGCATCCAAGAACGGTGCGCAAATAGCACGCACATCATCATACGTTTTGCTAGGCAAATCAAGTAAACCATCAGTAGTGATAGGTGCATCAAAAGACCATTCACTAATCAACGCCACCGCAAGCAAGTCATTGAAATCGCTAAAGAATTCCATAGCCTTACTATCAGAATCAACACTGTCAAAATCTAGCGAAGCACCTTCAATAGACTTTTGAAACACAGGACGGCGTAGTCGTTCAGGAACAGATTTCGGATCACGTAATTCAATCCAACCGTTGAAAACATCTTTGCGCATTGTTTGCCTTCTCTCTATTTGTTATGCGTATGTACCACTTGGTTTCGCATTTTGTAAGGTTACCTTAATTGGTGAGTAACCACCACTTGTACCCTTATCTGTGGTGTTCGCTAATGCCTTGTATGTTACATCCAATTCAACAAAGTCTTTGCCACGGTCAATCTTAGCAACTTGGAACGCTGCTTTAGTCATATGCAATTTAACCTGCACGGCAGTAGCACCAGAACCTTGTGTGAAGTTAATGTCTAATGATGGTTGCGTGTTTGTTAAGTAACGGGTCAAATCAGTATCATCTTCAAAGATTAACTTCAATGAACCTTCAACATTTACTGCACCTTGAAAAATTTGGTACGGTGACTGTGTTCCATCAACGGTGAAAATTGGTGTCAATGGGCGTGTAATGTTTACGTTACCTTCAGCAAGTTTTGCTGACACTGTTCCACCAATAGTTGTTACACCAGTCCATGAAGGAACAATGGTGACACCAGTGTAAGAAACAGGGCTAGGTGTTGATACAACACTTGACTGGAAACCTTGTGCAGTTGCCGTGTATTCAAGGATACCTTCAGCACTGAACTTGGTATCAATAGAACCAATCTGGCAACCAGCAAACTGACGTGTGTTGTAAGCATTGTAATCAACAAAAGTGTATGACGGTGCTTGACCCGGGCTGGTGTTTAATACATTGACAGCGTGTGTGTATGGTGCGCTT